CTCAGCTGTGGACCTAAATTCATCCTTCGCCGCCGCCTGTGCTTTGCCTTGAAGCAGGTTTGGCTCTGAGCCTTCAACCGCTTCGCGTCTGGCCATTAGCCACTCAACAGCAACCTTGGCGTTATCCGTACCTGTCTCAACCATCTGGTTGTAAATCTTCAACTCAGCTTCTTCCATGTTACCTTTGGCCCAGTCGGTCAGTTCTTTGTAACCGTCTGAACCACCTACAACTGACATCACTGCTTCTGCATCAGCCGATTGCGCAGATTGCATTCCCTTGATGTAAGTCTCTACCATTTCTTTGGGGTAGCCCATCTTTTACAACTCAGCATAGCTGTCATCGGTTAAGGCTCCCTTGTCCGCAAATTCCGTTGCAAATTTGGAAAAGTCAGCTGTTTCACTTTCAGGTTTATCTTCCACCTTTGCTTCATCAGCTTGTGCATTTTCATCCGTTGGAGATGACAATTTCTTTTTAAGTTCTGCATATGACTTTGCAAGGTCTTCTGGGGATTGGAACTTTTCTGGCAACCATTCAGGTCGAGCAGACGAGTTATCCTGTTCAGCTTCTATTGGAGCCTCAGGGCCAGTCGGGTCTTCTGTGATTGTGATGCTTTCTGCTATGTTTAGAAATCTTCCCGTTTGATGGGATTGTTCTTAACCACGGCGGGTGCAGCTAAAGGCTTTTTAGTTTTAGCCTCAGCTTCATTCTGCCGTTTGTCTTTGGGATTCGACATATGAATTTCCTAATGCTTTGACGCCCTCTTGGATTGCGTTTGGACCAGCTTGCATTGCCATCTGTTGTAGCTGTGCTTGCTGCATCTCTTGGACGATCTGTTCTTCTGATTTGATTAAACCCTCAGTATCAATGCCCAGCGCTGTTGCGCGGCGTTTGATGTAATCTTGAAGGTTCACATATTGCTGCAAGACTTCTGGGCCTAAAGCCTGAGCCATGCCCTGTATGAACTGGTCCAGCTTGCGCAGGTCATGCCCACGCCCCAAGGCTTCCATGCCAGTAACGATTGTGGGTTTCACTATGTTATCTGGAAGTTTGGGCAGCTTGTTGGCTTTGGTTAAAACCTCAATCTTGCGGTTCACGTAGGGCAGCTGAAATTCCTGTGACAGAATTGAGTAGATGCCCGACAGGGTGTCTTCTAGCTCACCAGCTAGGTATCTAATTTTTTTCCGCAGTGACACGCTCACCGTTACGCTGGATAGAGCTTTGTAACATGAACTGTTGAGAAAGGCGTTCTTCAATGCCCTGCATGGCCTGATAAGCCACGCGGAAATCATTGAACTTATCCATCTGTAAAACCCAAACATCGGTGCGGTTCCCTTCAATAATTGCTGTGTTCTCAGCCTGAGCGATTGTCCGCATTCTGGTTGTACCGTTAGGGTTCACCATGAATAAGACTTTGGCTGCGGCGGCTGCGCCTTCAACGATTGCTTGGCTTAAGGCTTCCAGTGAGCGTAGGTCGCCAAGCAGTTCCTCAACAAAGCCACGCCCATAATCCTCACCATCAATCCGACTAAAGCGAAGGGGTAGGAAGAGTACGCTGTCAGCTTTGTATTTACCTTTAGAACCAGCGATGACGCTGCCTTTGACCTCTTGGTAGACGTTAAAGAAAGAGTTCTTACGCTCAATGTGCGTAAATATCTCAACGGTCTTTTCGTCGCCCTCTAGCTTGCCTTGAATATTAGCAGCTGTTGCCTTGTCCAAAGCGTTTGGCGAAACGTATTCAACGGTTACGACTTCAAGCACATCACCATTGGGCGCGCGCGAGACAACGTAACTGTCGAGGTGGAATACTCTGATTTTATCAGCGCCGATATGTACGAGGACATTACCTCCGACGATTAAGTGTTTAAGTGCTTCATGTACCGCAACTCTGTCACCCGCACTTTCAATCTCATTCATTACAGCCCGTTCATATTCGCCCAACTGTTTTTCAACATTGGTGCGAGCCGCAGGTTCTTGGGCCATTTCCTTGAGCGTGTAAGGCTCAACCATGGAACGAAAGAACGGTGCGTTAGGGGGCATGAGAGCCAAGGATAGTTTTGAGGCTAGGTTATTCACCCCTCTAGCACCTATGCCCTGATAGGGCGTGTAGAGGTCGCTTGTCTCGTTATGAGTATCCTGTGGGATAAGCGATGGAATAGTTAGCTCTGAACAATCTCTGGCTCTGTCGAGGTATGATTGGCGGGTGGTTTCAAGTTGGCGGTATCTGCTTTCGGCAGTACCCATACTCATTAGCTATCTCACTTGTTTATCTGCAAACCTGTAGCTTTACCCATCGATGCCACGGTGGGGTCCAAGTCTACTTTAAGCTGGGATGTTCCCTTGGCTTTGTTTGACACAGCGCCTTTCTCTGCGGCCATACCACTCTCAGGCGATGACGGGTCGTACATATTCGTCAACACTGGGTTACCAGCGGCTGGCGCTGCGGGTGGTGGGGCAGGTTCGGGAGCCGAGGGGCTATTAAAAAAGCACATTGGCTATTCTCCTAATTGTGAAGAGGATTGCTCTTCAAATATTTTCTGTAGAAATTCTATGACTGAACGCTGTCCACCGCGCCATATAAGGTCAGCGTGTGTCTCAGATAACTCTGGTGATTTATTGGGGAAGCGTTGATTAAGTTCTTCCATTAACTTATTGGAAATATATGAAAAAAATTTTATTCCTCTTTAGTGCAACAAACAAAGGCTTGCCCTAATAAAAGAGCAAGCCTCTACGTTTACTCGCAGCTTTTGCTGCCAGTCTCTGGGTCTATGTAGCAAGCCTCAGCGTTAGCCGCTGGTGATTTCACTTCATTCAAAACGCCATATTTTTTACCAGCCGCTCTGAAGGTCGTGATGCCTTTGCACCCTTACTTACAAGCATTGTAGTAAAGGTCCTTGAAATCTTCGTAGCTGACATTGTCACCCACGTTACAAGTCTTTGAAACCGCGCTGTCCACGTATTGTGAAGCTAATGCCAGAACCGATAGGTGTTCCTCTGCGCTAATCTCATCGGCTGTGTGCCCATGAATACCTTGGGTGTACGCAAAGTCTTCTACGCGCTCTACGGTGTGGCCATCAAACTTGGTGATGGTACGGTCATAGAAAAGCGAGAAGGGTGGTTCGATGCCTGATGAAACATTGTCCGCTGTCAGTGATATTGTGCCAATTGGAGCAATGCTGGTCAGGTGTGAATTGCGAATACCTTGTTCGTGAATTTTCACTTTAACCCAGTCAGGTAAAGTCTGAATGAATTTGCCTTGCAT